CATCCGGTTTATGTTCCGAGCGGGTAAGTCAATTTCCGAAGACCGCTACGTTGGACAGGCAAACGGTGCAGCCCCTACACAGGGACGGCCGCGAGACTTTGCCAGCCAAGCAGCCTTCCTTTATTCCAAACAGTCCTAATTTATAAGGAAACACTCACATGGCAGTAATCGCAAATAGCAATAGCAATCTAACACTCGCCGACTGGGCGAAGCGTTTAGATCCAAACGGTACCGTTCCAATTATCGCCGAACTTCTGTCGCAAACCAACGAAGTCCTTGAGGACGCTGTGTTCAAGGAAGGCAATCTGCCAACCGGCGAGCGCGTAGTCATTCGTACTGGTCTTCCAACCGTGTATTGGCGCGCACTCAATCAAGGCATCCCAAACAGCAAGTCATCGACCGCACAGGTTGACGAAGCATGCGGCATCCTTGAGGCTCGTTCCGAAGTTGACAAGGATCTTGCAATGCTCAACGGCAACACGGCTCAATTCCGTTTGTCCGAAGACACCGCATTCCTTGAGGCGATGAATCAAACTCAGGCAACGACCTTGTTCTACGGCAATCCTGCCACCGAACCAAAGTCGTACCTTGGTCTTGCTCCTCGTTACTCCGCACTTACTGGTGCTGGCAACATTGCCAACGTATTGGACGCTAAGGGTTCTAGTACATACTCAGGCACTGCAAGCACCTCGGTGTACCTCGTTGTGTGGGGCGACAACACCGTGTACTGCCCGTTCCCGAAGGGTTCCAAGGCAGGACTTGTGCATGAGGATCTTGGCGAACAGACCGTCTACGACAGCAGCAACCGCATGCAAGCGTATGCGACCCGCTATCAGTGGAAGAACGGTCTTGTTGTGAAGGATTGGCGTTATGTTGTTCGTATCTGCAACATCAACACCACCGACTTGATTGCCGGTACAAACGGTCAGGCCGCATCTGCTGCAACCAACCTTATCAAGATGATGTCACGCGCCATTTACCGCATCCCAAATCTGTCAATGGGTCGCGCTGCCTTCTACATGAACCGTACTGTTCATAGTGGTCTTGCCATCCAGGCGATGGACAAGAGTCAGTATGTTCTCAAGGTCAACGAAGGTCTTTCGCAGTTTGGTATGCCAAACTCATGGTTGTCGTTCCAAGGCGTTCCAATCCGCAAGGTCGATTCGCTCATCAACACCGAGTCGCAAGTTTCCTAAGTCAATTTCCTAGAAAGGAATTACTCACATGATTATTGAATCACTATCAGTCGTTTCCGGAACTGTTCCGGCAACCGGATCAATCACCGGACAGGCTGCTTTGCCTGTCGCGGGAACCCCGGTCGTTTCCACAAACAGTATTGATCTTGGCGTTGCTCGCGACATCGGCGAAGGCAATGACCTGTACATGGTGTTCACGCTTACCGAAGCGTATAACACGCTTACTTCGCTTCAGTTTGAAGTGATTTACGCGACCAATGCTGCTCTTACTACGGGCATTGTTGCTGGTGGATCTTCGGGTGCAATTGCACTTGCTGATCTGACCCCAGCAGGAAACTCGTACTACGTTCGCCTCACGCCTGGTATTTACAAGGCAACAGGTGGATCGGGTGTTGGTGCGCGGTACTTGGGAGCGCGATATAGCACTCTCGGTACAACCCCAACCACGGGTGCTGTGTGCGCTTACATCACTTCTGACATTCAGGATGGCAAGAAGTTCTACGCATCCGGATTTACTGTTCAGTAATTAGGATTCAACCATGCCAATGTACCGCGCCAAAATGAAGTGCTACATCGACAACTCCATCCGCGAGGAAGGTGATGTCTTTGAGTACAACGGAGATTCAAATGCATGTGTCGAATTGGTGACAGGCACAGGCAACGGCGAGCCAACGGTTGATGCTTCCGGAAGGAAGTGGAAAGCCAAGGGCAAGCGTAAGTCTTCGGATGATGAAGCGGACGTTGACGAGGGTTGATCCTTTGATTTGATTTGCCGCATGGGGGGAGTCGCTGGGAAACCACGGCTCCCCCTTGTTTCTAGGAGGTTTCTATGGCATCGGAAGTTGACATCTGCAACCTTGCTCTATCACACATCGGGGATGAGGCGACAGTCTCAAGCATTGACCCGCCTGAAGCATCGTTTCAAGCCGGGTTGTGTCATCGTTTCTACCCCATTGCTCGCGACTCCTTGCTGCAAATGCACAACTGGAACTTCGGTTCTAAGCGTGTCAATCTTGCACAGGTGACCAACGTGTGGCCTGAGTGGGAGTACGCATACGCAGTGCCTGGTGACTGCGTGACCATTGTCAGTGTGCTGCCTCCTGACGCTGCCAACGACTACGCAACGCAATTCGTCCCTACTGACAGCCCGTCATTTGGACACAACTACTCGCCGCTTATTGCGGCAGGTCAGTACGTCCCGCAACCGTACGCCGTTGAGGCTGACACCCTTGGTGCAGGTGTGATCTACACCAACCAAGCAAGTGCAATGCTTCGGTATCAATCGCTTGTGTCTGACCCAACAAAGTTCACGCCGCTGTTCGTGATGACGTTGTCATGGCACTTGGCATCAATGCTTGCAGGGCCGATCATCAAGGGCGACATTGGTTCTGCTGAAGCAAAGCGATGCCTACAGATGATGGCTGGGTATCTGTCTCAAGCGCGAACAAGTGACTCAAACATGCGAAACATCAAGGTGGAACACATCGTTCCCTGGTCAGCAGGAAGATAAACATGCCTACGACGCGCACCTTCTTCCGTTCGTTTGCCGGCGGCGAGTTGTCGCCTGAGATGTTTGGACGCATTGACGATGTCAAGTTCCAAACCGGGGCGGCAAAGTTGCGGAACTTCATTGCCATGCCGCAAGGGCCGGCAGAGAACCGACCCGGAACAGCGTTTGTGCGAGAGGTCAAGAACAGCGCAAAGCGCACTCGACTGATCCCGTTCACCTACAGCACAACGCAAACGATGGTGCTTGAACTTGGTGATGGGTACATCCGGTTTCACACGCAGGGTGCGACGCTGTTGGTTGGCACTCCAAGCGCATTCAGCACAACAAAGACCATCACGGCTGTTGATATTGCCACAGAAACTGTGACAAGCAACGCGCACGGCTATGCAAACGGAACACCAATCCAAATTGCAGCCACAACAACAATTCCAGCAGGTTTGTCTGCCCTCACAACTTATTATGTTGTTGGCGCAACCACAAACACATTTCAATTCTCTTTGACTGTTGGTGGAGCGGCAATTGATATTACAAGTACTGGTGCTGGAACAATTACGACAAACCAAGTTTATTCTTTGGGCGATCTTGTAAGTTCCGGTGGGTCAAACTATTATTGCATCCTTGCGTCAACAGGCAATCTGCCAACCAATGCAACGTATTGGTATCTGATTCCTTCAGCCGCGTACGAGATCCCTACCCCGTACGCAGAGGCTGACCTGTTCGACTTGCACTATGTGCAGTCTGCCGATGTGCTGACCATCGTCCACCCAAACTACGCACCACGCGAATTGCGCCGGCTTGGTGCAACAACATGGACGCTTTCAACGATCTTATTTGTGTCGCCAGTAGCAGCACCTGGTGCGCCAACGGTAACTGCTAATCGCGGTCGATCTGTCAACATTACAGCCATTACAAACGCCGCAATTGCGGTGATTACAACGGTTGCCGAGCATAATTTAAATGCTGGCGATCCAATTGAAATTAGCGGTGTTGTTGGAATGACAGAGGCAAATGGATTTTGGATCATCCATAAAGCAACTCCTGCTACTAAATTAGAACTTCAGTATTACACGACCGGGGCGCACTTTAACAGCACCAATCCACCTGTTGGTATTTACACAAGTGGTGGAAGTGTTCAGTACGCAAATCAATCTCAAGACATTGACAACTACTACGTCATTACATCTATTGCAACAAACGGGTTTGACGAAAGCGTTGCTAGTCCTTCGGGAACAGTAAACAACAACCTGAATGTGACAGGCGCGTCAAATGATCTGACATGGACGGCTGTGTCGGGTGCATTGCGATACAACATCTACAAGAAGCAAAATGGTTTGTATGGTTATATCGGACAATCAGATACTAATTCGTTCAATGACAACAACATTGCGCCTGACATGGGGATTACGCCTCCCATAGTTGACCCAGTGTTCATGTCCGCAGGGAACTACCCACAGGCCGTGAGTTACTTTGAGCAGCGTCGGGTGTTTGCCGGCACAACGAACGAGCCACAAAGCATGTGGATGACGCGTTCAGGAACCGAAAGCGACATGTCGTACTCGCTTCCTGTCAAGGACGATGACCGAATTAACTTCCGTGTCGCAGCGCGAGAAGCCAACACCATCCGTCATGTCATCCCGTTGACACAGTTGATCCTCCTGACCAGCGCAGCGGAATGGCGCGTCAGCCCGATCAACAGCGATGCGATCACACCAACAACTGTGTCTGTGCGTCCGCAGTCGTACGTTGGCGCGAGCAACGTGCAGCCTGAGATCATCAACAACAGCATGGTGTACTGCGCTGCAAGAGGCGGTCACGTTCGCGAACTTGGTTACTCATGGCAATCAAACGGGTTCATCACTGGCGACCTGTCAATCCGCGCTGCACACCTGTTTGACAACTTCAACATTGTTGACATGTGCTACGCCAAGTCCCCGCAGCCACTCTTGTGGTTTGTGTCAACGACGGGCAAACTGCTTGGGCTGACCTACGTTCCCGAACAGCAGATCGGTGCATGGCATCAGCATGACACCGACGGCGTGTTTGAGTCCTGCACCGTTGTCGCCGAAGGCAACGAGGACTCCTTGTACGTCATTGTTCAACGCACTATCAACGGCAACTCGGTGCGATACGTTGAGCGGATGGCAACTCGGCAGGTCAACCTGCTCAAAGACTGCTTCTTCGTGGATGCGGGATCGACGTTTAACGGCACAAACTTGACCGCGACAACTGTTACGGTGACGGGTGGCACGACCTGGGGGCCGGCAGACGTACTGACCATTACCGCCTCCTCAAGCCTGTTCGTGTGGCCTGGAACCACCGATGTCAACGATGCCATTGTGCTGACTGACTCCACGGGTGCTTCCTATCGCCTCAAGATCCTCGCTACGAGTTCCGCGACTGTGGCAACAGCCAAGGTGGACAAGGTCATTCCGGTCGCTCTCAGGGCAACTCCGACCGCTGTGTGGGCATTTGCACGGGACACGGTCAGTGGTCTGTCGCATCTTGAGGGTAAGACGGTCAGCATCCTCGCCGACGGGGCGGTCATGCCGCAGGTGGTGGTGACCGGAGGGGTGGCAATCCTTGAACGTGCGTCGGTGGTGGTTCACGTTGGTCTGCCGTACGAAAGCGACCTACAGACCCTGCCAGTGTCATTGAACATTGACGCGTTCGCGCAGGGGCGCGTGAAGAATGTCAATCAGTCATGGATTCGGGTGTTCCAATCGTCGGGCATATTTGTTGGCCCTGACGCAAACAAGTTGACCGAAGCAAAGCAGCGCACTACTGAGCCGTACGGTTCACCGCCAGCCCTGAAGTCCGATGAAGTCAGCGTTGCTATGACCCCGACATGGGCGCAGTCCGGTCAAATCTACATTCGGCAGAGCGACCCGCTCCCGCTGACCATTGTCGGCATTAC